AATTGTTTCAATATTATTTGCTTTCATATATTCAGCAAATTTAACCATTGAAATTTTTTCATAATTTTTTAATAGATATGAATTATACATTTCAGATGTTTTAATAGTATCAGAAGGATTATTTGTTATTTCACAATAATTTGATAACCATAATTTAACAGGATCATTATCATCAAAATATTCTTTAGTATGATTAATTACAGATTCTGGTTGTTTTATAAATTTATCAAATTTATGATTAGCTGCTGTTTGAATTAATAATAATATTAATTCTTTATAGATATCAATATCTAATTTATTTTTTAATGTATTATCTATTAATCGTTCATTAGATTTTGATGGATGTTCAACAAAATTAAAAGGAAATTCTATAATTTTCAATCTGCGTTTAATACCATTATCAATCCTTCCAATTTTTGGTTTCTTGTTGCATTGTAGAAATGGTGTGAACATAGGTTTGTAAGAAATATTACTTTTATATAAATCTCTAGTTGTAATGATATCACCACCAGTAATCATTTTTATAAAATCAATATTAAATTTAACGTCATCCGAGCCATTGTCAGGCTCTGCTATGAGTAAATATTTGATGCCTTTACATTTAGCTAATGTTGGATTAGGTTGACCTGATTTAGTAATACTTGTTAGAAAAGTATTTTCTGCAGTGAAAAAATAATCACCTAATGCATTATTTAACATATTACTCATCAAACCTTTACCATTGCTGCCTTGTCCGAAATAAATGTAGAGACTTTCATATTTATTACTAAATAAACTTAAACCTGTTGTTATTAACCAATATTCTACCATCTCATCATTTTCAAAAATTGAATATAATAATTTCATTATAAATTCTCTATGTTTTTTATTGCTATAAGGAGCATTGTATTTAGTTGTTTTTGTTATATAATCAGTAGGTTCAATATTTCTAAACTGTAATTTATCAAAATCATATAATTTATCATCAAATGCTAATAAATTTATATTAGCATCTAATAATATATCTAAATTATCTACTGTATATAAGTTCGATAAATATTCTATTATATTTCTTACATAAGTTGTATTACCAACATTAATATAACCTTTTTTTGCTAATTTCATACATATATCATAATCAATCATTTTTTTATCATAATTTTCATCATATTTACGAGGTGGAATAATTTTATTTCTTTCATTAATTATAAATTTTTGTAATGTATTTGTAACATTTGATAATAAGGATGGTGGAATAGTTTTATTAAATGCTGTTAATACATTATATTTATTATATTCATACCAACCACTAATACTTGAATAAACATATTTACTTGGTGCTAACTTACAATACAATTTCGCCATATCTGAATGATTCATTTCTTCTAGCATTTCCCATATATTAACATCTATTAGTTGATGATAATCTAATATATCTAAATAATCTTCATTCATAACTTTATTTGTAAATTTTAAATTAAATCCTGTTTTTTCTAATACATAAGTTGATAAATTTGATAATAATTCAGTTTTATATAATTCTTTACTAATCATAATACCATCTGCACACAATACACAAATATTATCTTTAATATAATTATTAGTTACACAATATTCATAAATAAATTCTAAAATTAAATTTTCTTTATCTTGTAAATAATAGGAAACAACTGAACCAATTATATTTTTTTTATTATATTTATTTTCTTTAATTAATTCAACTAAATTAGGATTACTATTGTAAATTATTTCACCAATTCTTTTAATTTCTGATGTAAATTTGGTTATAAAAGTTGTTGGTTTGCCATCTACATTCTTATCTTTTTTCCAACTACAAAAACTTCCAAAATATAATAATATTATAAATAGATTTTTCGCATCATCTTTTTCTACTTGATATTGATCAATCACTTCTGTTAAATATTTGTCTCTATTATTAACATATTCTTTTAGATAATTACATTCAATATTATTAAATTCACAAATTTCTAATAATATTGTTTGATGTGCGCATACTATATCGATATCTTCATAAAAATTTTTTGATAATGTATGTCTTATTGATCTTCTAAATGAAAATAATCCTAAGCCTTTTACTGGTAACACTCTTCCTATTTTCACATTTTTTGATAATTGATATTTTATTGTTGCTATATTATTAGTTAATAATTCACAATATCTCATTAATTGCTCTTTTTCATTATCATAATATATGTTACTTAATGGATTATTTACTACTTGTAATAAATCTGAATTTATTAATTTATTTAATATATTTACATCTATAATTTCATTCAAGACAATATTATTTAACCTTGAAGATCGTGGTTCCAATTTCAAACTTTTATAATTACTCATTAGAATATTATATTAATATCTCTTTATATATATAATAATAATTACGCAATTATTATTATATTAATTTTTAATGATATAATATAATGTATCACGTTGAATTTCATTATTTTTTTTTATAACTTTTCTTTTTGGTACAAGATCATAATTCATTTCTTTTAATACATTTCTAATTATTGATAATTCTTTTCTTTTAACTTTAGAATTTGCAAAACATGCCCAAGATCCAGCAGCAAAAAAATTTTTAATATCGCTTTCTAACATAAAAATAGCTTCTTGTTTTTCAATATTGTTATCCAATTCATGTAAGTAAAATGTATTATTATCATCATTAATTTCTAAAATTTTTAATATCTTATTAACGATATCATTTCTTTCTTCATTAAATAATTCTGATTTAGAATGCATTATATTATAATAATGTACTTAACCTTTAATGTATTTAATTTCATTTTTTATTTAATTATATTATAATGTTTATATATAGATCAGCATAATTATAAAATTTAATATTATTAAAAATAAAAATTATTTTTAATGAATTCATTATAATTCCATTAAAAACAATTCTATTTAATTTATCAAAAAATTTAATATTAATATCTGCTTGTTTATTACCAGTAATTTTATTAAAAATACATAATAATTTATCTGTAATATCTCAATTAAAGTATAATAATAATTTATATATTAGAAATTATTAAAAAATATTATACATAATTTACATTTTCGATCCTTCATTTGATATTATATATATACACATATATATACTTATTTTTAGGTATCAAAATGTAAGTTTTATAAATTATGTATATAAATTAATTTATATTGAATATTTATTGAAATTTTATAATCATGAATAATATAATTTTTAAAGTATATTTTTTTAAGTTTAATATTATATTTATATCATTGATTAGTTTAATTTAAAATATTTGAATAATATTTTTTGTAAATAAATCTCTTTATTGATCGATATATATAAATTAGTATATATGTTAGTATGTAATTTAGTTTATTAATTTCAGTATATAATTTAATTTTTATAGACCAATATATATAGACCAATATATATAGACCAATATATATAGACCAGTATATATAAATCAGTATATACACTCATTTTTATGAAAAATATTAAAAATTTCATAAAAAATACTGCTTTGACATATCCATTTTATAAATATTTTTTAGTATATATAAAAATTAATTTTAATAAATTTATATAATTTTATTAGTAATTATTATTTTATTTAAAAATAAGTATATTTAATGATATTTTTTATGAAATTTTTAATAAATTTTATAATAATGGGTGTATTAGTACACAATTTAGTTTATTTTCATTTTTATATCGATGGATGCTTACGCAAAATAAAAATTATAAAAATAAGTTATTAAATAATGATCTAAGTATATAATGGAAAAAAAACTTTTTAACTAAATATAGTAAATATTTATTATAAATTAGAATTAATTATTAATATGCAATTGAATTTATGATAATAATTATTATTTTATTAAGCAGTCTTGATATGAATTCAAATAAATGTTATAATAAGAAATATTGATTAAATCAATAATAAACATAAAATCAAACAGTTTATAATAAAAAGTCCTTATTTAAATAATTATTTCATATTATAATTAATGAATATATATACACAAAAAGATTATGATAAACTAGCTGATGTGATTTTATTGGACAATAATGATGAGAATATTGATAGTATAATACATGGTTTGTTTATAGGATTGATGTTAAAAAATGTTGATATAATGTTAATTATGGAATGTACACGTTATGGATGTTTACATGATCTTATTAATATTAAATATAAATACCATAAATCAAAATATTATAACATGTATATTGAAAGTAATATAAATATTGATACCTTGTCAAATAAAAATAATAAAAATAAAATAAACTTTGATATAATCAAAAATAAAAATAATATTCTTGATGATAATAGTTGTCCAAATTGTTTATCTGAAGGATATTATACACAAAATAATGCTGTAAATTACGATTGTCAATATTGTTTAACAATGTGTTGTAAAAAGTGTGCTATATATCCAAATAATTCATTATTTTTTAAATTAAATAAAATTGATGATATGATATGTATAAAATGCAAAAATATAATAAAAAAAATCAATACCCATAATAATTTTGATAAAATAAAATTTAATGTAAAAGGTGATATAGATATTAACACAGTATTAAATTTATTATATGAACAAAATAATAAATGTGCTAATTGTAAAGATGAATTACTAATGATGAATTATAAGCCATATTGTTGTTATCAATTTAGCATAGATAGACTTGATAATAATATACCACATGATAAAGATAATGTGAGAATAACATGTTATTATTGTAATTGTGAACATCACGGAAAATTTGATCAATTAAACAAAAAATGTAATGCAGGATGTCATAATTAATAACTAATTACAATTATTTAAATAAATATACAATTGTATATTTATTTAAATATCTAATTCATTATTATTTTCATTTTTTCCTTTAAAATAAATATTACGGGCGAAGCCCTGCTGGGGTGCAAAGCACCCGTCATTGTAATAAAAATATTTTATTTGATTATTATTATATTTCAATAAATTATTATTAAAATCTATTAATGAATTCTCAATAAATTGATTATTATTATTTTCATTGTCAACTAAAATATTTTCATTGAATTTATTAATTATTAAATTATTATCTTTAACATTTATTTAAATAATACTCATTATTATATAATACTTTATTATCAATTTTTTTGATATATTCAATTGGATTTTTAGATACAGGAATTATAATAATATTTTTATATTATTTTTCTATTAATCAATAAAATTTAAATTGTCGTTTAATATATTTATAACTTTATTATGACAAAAAGAAACCAAGTTTCTTTTTATTAATCCAAAAAAATTTTTTAATTTTTTTGGATTGACATTCTAAACGATCATTATTGAATAAATAGATATAATAATTAATTTTATTTAAATAAATTTTTTTACAAATAAATAATTTTTCATCAAAAATATTTTTTAATAATGTTATTAATAATTGATAAATGGTATAATAATTAGTATTACCATATTTTTTTCCTCTAATATCAAATAATTTTTTTATAGTAATTAAGTTTTCATCTAACCATGAATTATTAATATTAACATTAAAATTTTTAGATACTTCTCGGGATAATTGAAATAAATTATTTATTTCAAGTATTTTCATTAGTTCAGTTACAATTTTTATTTTAACAATTCTATTTTTTACTGTTTCGGTAAATAAATTTTTTTCAATAGATTCTATTAATTTATCATCATAAGAATTTTTCAAATATATTCTTAAATTAAAAATGTTCCGATGGTAAATAAATCTTAGATTTATTTATCATCTCAATAACAAGATAAATATCTTAGATATTTATCTTGTTGTTTCTCTAATTTTTTACTGGCGCATAGCGCCCTGCAGGGTGCAAAGCACCCGTCATTAAAAATTAATTCTTTTTCAAAATCTGTAAGTTCCTTATTATATAATTGTAATAGATTTATTATTCTATCTTTATTTAGAATTCATAATAGTATTATTAAATGATATATTATAACCTAAATTTTCCATCATATCAATTAAATATTCTTTAATATTAGTTTTTAATAATGAATCAATGCGATAAAAATCATAGATTTTTATCGCATTAATAAGATGAGAAAAAGTCTATATTTTTTCTCATCGAATCCATATATTTATAATTAAAAAAGGGGTATAATAATATTATACCCCTTTTTAATAAAAAATATCTATTATATTATATATGTCAAATTATAATATAATTAATTTTGAAAATAAAAAAATTAGTGTTATAATTGATAATAATAAAGAAATTTGGTTTAATGCAAAACAATTATGTATGGCATTAAAATATAAACAACCTAAATTAGCAATAATTAATAATGTAAATAAAGAAGATAAAATACAATTAAAAAATATGAATATTAATTTTGAGATACAACAACAACCAGATTCTATTTATATTAATGAAAGTGGTTTATATTTATTATTAATAAATTCAAAATCAAAAAAAGCAAAAAAATTTCTTAAATGGTTAACTAAAAAAGTATTACCATTTATAAGACAAAATAATGTATTTCCTAATGATGGTGAAATAACAAAATTACTAAAAAAAATAAATGAACTTGAAACTAAAAATAAATTATTATTAAATGATTTAAAAATAGAAAAATTCCCAGATGGTGCAATAGTTTACATAACTGAAGAATATGATATTGATGGTAATATTATGTATAAATTGGGTAAAACTGATAATCTAAATAAACGAATAAAAGTTCATAATACACATACTATACATAATAAAAAAGTGGTACACTATATTGAATTAAAATGCCCATTACAATTGGAAACATGCATAAGAAGCATGCTTTATAAATACAGATATAAAAATAAAAAAGATATATTTGGATGTTCGTTAACTAAAATAAAAAAAGCAATTACAGAATGTATGAAAAGTATAAAATGTGTAGAAGATCAAAAAGGTGGTAATCATTATAAAATAACATATTATGAAAAACAATTAGAAGATTTATATAATAGTATAACTATTTCTATTATTGATTAAATTGTTATAATATTAGATATAACAATATTATTAATTAATAAAACTATTATTATTTATTAGATTTAGAATGGTGATAAGATTTTTTTATTGATCAATATATATAGACCAGTATATATTGTTCAGTATATATAAATCATAATATATAAATCAGTATATAATTTAGTTTCATCACAATAATTAATAAAAAATAATTAGTTATTTTTTTAATAATTATTTCTTTATTTATCAATTATAAATTTGTTATATCAATATATAGATCAATATACATCAATATATATAGATCAGTATATATCAATATATATAGACCTGTATATATATAGACCTATATATAGACCTGTATACATATAGACCTATATATAGATCAGTGTATATAGACCAGTATATAGACCAGTGTATATAGACCAGTATATAGACCAGTATATATAGTCCAGTATATATAAATCAATATATATTAGTTTCTTTATTAATCAATATATGTAGACCAGTATATAGATCAGTATATACACCCATTTTTATGAAAATTATTAAAAATTTCATAAAAAATGAAAAATTATTTATCTTTGATAAATAATTTTTGCATAGAAAAAAATACAAGTATTTTTTTCTATGCTCATTTAAAT